CATGCCCTCGGCCAAAATACGCGCCGTCAACTCAATGCGGCTCTGGCTTGCCGAAACTGTGGCGGCCACCGCAGCCTTGGTGCTTGATTGCAAGGCATCAGCGTTCAGGCCCATTGCCGCCTTGCTCATGCCGGTGCGGTCTTCGCGGATCTGATCCATGTACTCCAACATTGGAAATGCAGCCTGACCCACAAATGGGGTGGACATGGCCTGCACCATCCCGGGCGCACGCATACGGATAATTGCGCCGGTTTCGTTGTTCAGCACATCGTCAATGTTGACCTGTCCCTCAACAATCGCCGTGCGTGGGTGAATGGACTGAGCCAAGCTGTCCAGCGTATTGCGGAGAATCTCAGACTTGATCTCTTGCAAGTCATGCGTGATGTCAAAAATTGACATCGCTTCCAGTGGGCTGGTGTGTGGCTCTGGATCGCAGGGAAAGTCAGCAAAAGGAATGTAGCTGGCCGGCAGGTTGCGAACCACCTTGTAGCCGCTGCCCATGCAGCAGACCTTGCGCAACTCTGGCAGGCCATCGCCGTCATAGTCAACTCGGGAATACGCCTCGATGTACAGAACCCGCTGCATCATTGGGTTGGCTGCATTCTCGCCAAATGTCGTACTCAGTGGTTGCCGCGCCAAATACTCGTCATTGCTGTCCAAGTCGCTGCTGGAGATATTTTCGTCAATCTCGTCTTGGTCGTAGCCCATCGCCAGCAGGTCGGCCACTGTGGCCATCTGCCTGTGGGCAATGATGGTGGCGTCATCAAAAGACCGAGCGCGTCTGTCAAGCAGCAACTCTTCTGGCGGCACGGCCATCACAGTGATGCGGCCATCCTTGGTGACGCGCTTGACCTGCACATCGTGCAGCATTGGCGCAGGCATCGTCACCGGCTGACCCGTCATCGGGTCGATGGTGGTCATCTGCATCTCGTCAATGTCGGGGTCTGGGTAGGAAACCACAATCTTGACTTGCGCGTCAGGCTCTTGCATCACCATTTGCAGGGTCTGCTCATCCAAGCCGGTGTAATCGTCAATCTGGACTTTCTCGTCATCAGTCCAGTAAAATTTGGCAATGCCGCACTTCCTGACCAGCGCATCCTTGAAAATGGCATAGGTGGTCAAGAATCCGCTGTTGTCGTTCTGGTAGATGTAATTGACATAGTCGGTGGCCTGCTGCGCAGACTTCACATCCTCTGGCCCCCGAGGCACAAACTCGACCACATTCTCGGTAGAGAAAAACACTTTCATCAGGCTTGGCAGCATGGCGCTGACAGTGTCGCGCACCTCCATCGCCACCACCTTGCTGTTGCCCTCGACCTCATTGCCGAACAGATCGCCTCGGTAGTACTCAGTCCCCCGCGCACGGGTTGGCGACAGGTCGCTGTCAACATAGCTGATGGCATCCGTCAGGTCTTGCGTGATGATCGCTTGCAGTTCCGCATCGTCCATCGGGGTCTGGGCTGCAATGTCGGTGGATAAATTGTCGGTAATGTTTTCAATCATGGCTGTGCCTTTAGGTAAACCGCATTGCCTGAATTTTAGTCTTTAAACATCAAACCAAGCCTTTGCATATTCTGGACGATTCTCCATGAGCCACGGCAGCGCGTCCTCATGCAGTTTTTGGGCATTGAAACCAATTGTGTTGCTGCCGATGTGGTGGACATAGCTGGCACTCACAAAATGCGAGTAGCCTTTTTCGATCAAATCCCTACAATGCACATCGTCACTGTACCAATTCAGAGGGGGAAACTTTGCCTCCTCAAATGCTTCAGCCGAGATCCACGCGAATATCGGGCTGACTTCCTCGGCCATCTTGATGTGGGCCTCAGACGGGAATTTGTAAAAGTTCAGCTTCTCAGGTTTCTCAGTAACCCTCACATTTTGGCAAGGCCGCGCCGCATCAGTCCTTGACGCCACCCAGCCGGCCTTGACGCTGCGCATGGTCTTGATAATCGCCACATCCTCGATTAAGGTTTTGACGCTGGTCGGGGTCAGCACAATGTCATCGTTGGCCACGATGCATGATGACCAATCCTTCAGCGCCGCCTCAATCACCTCGTTGTAGTCATCGCCAAAGTTTCTTGGCTGGCCGTAGATTTTGTGATCAGCCTCAAAGTTCTCAAGCACTGACTCTGGCCCCCGTAGGTAGACCGGACACTCTGGCGCGTATTGCTTGATCGACTCCAGCAGCACCGCCAAGCCATGCCCCCTGACTGTGGCAATGACAATCGGACAGATCATTTCTTGGCCTTGTTTCTGGCGCTGATTGCCGCCGCTTTGCTTTTGGCATCAGCCTTGGAGCTTGCGCCCCATGCCTTCAAACTCAGCAGCAACCTGGTCGGCTCGCCTCCCTTCATCTCAGGGCCAGGCATGTTGCCCATCCTTGCCAAGAAACTTGCCCGTCTTGGGTTGTCGCCGGCCTTGACGGGTGCTTTCAAGTTCATGCCCTCGGCCTTCGCACTGGCGCGGCCCTTGGCATTCAAACCACCGGATGGGCTTTTGCCCTCCTTGCGCTGCCAAGCTGGGGTCTTCATTTCTTCTTCACTGGCTTGGCGGTTTTAGCCGCTGCCTTAAAGTCACCAGCGCTTGGTGCGCCTTTAGCACCAGGCTTTCGCATTTTTTCTTTAGAGCCAGCAGCGATTCTTTCGCGTTTTGCATGAATGTTTGCATATAGACCTTTCATTCTTCGTCTCCCTCGTCCATGTCTTCACCCTCTTGCTCGCCCGTATTCGGGCCGCCCACCACCCATGCATCGCAAGTTCTTGTTCCTGCGCACTTGAAATCAAAGATCTCGCAGTAGCCTAGATCTGCCAGCTTGATCGTCCCCCACGGGTCTGCTTCCATGCCAATGCCGTTGGCAATGCATTCCTTAATCTTGTCGGACACATTGAATGCCGCGCAATTACCGCATCGGCTTTGCTTGGCATCGTCAATAGTCACATCCCATGTGTCTGCTTTTTTCTTCCAGTAGGCCGTGTTTGGCAGTGCTGGATTCTCAGGGCCATAGGCCGCTGTGGTGATCGCCTTGGCTCGATTCTTTAGATTGAGCGTGACATCTTGCGTAGGCATTGGGCATGACTGCTCATTGCCCTGTTGCGCCATGCCGTTCTTGTTGTCCATGACCTGGCTCATGGTGCGCTGCATAGTAGCCATTACTTCATCCCCTTCTTGGGTTTCTGTTTAATTTTGGCTTGAGATAAAGCAATTGCCACCGCTTGCTGTGGATTCTTCACCACCTTGCCGCCAGCACCAGAGTGCAGCTTGCCGGACTTGAACTCGCCCATCACCTTGCCGACCTTCTTCTGAGCCTTGGTCATCATTTTCATAGATCCCCCTTGGTTGTGAATGTCCAATTATGCAGTTCTTGATAGGTTTCGGCGCAGTGGTTGACTCCACTTGCTGCTGGCCGCCGACCCGTACATCCCCGCCACGGCATCGCTGGCAAAGGTCAAAACAAAGGCATCTGCCTTGTCCGGTGACGGCAGACCCCTCTTTTTGATCTCATCCTTGCCCTCAATGGCAATTTTGCCTGACGATGTGAAGGTGTAGCGCACTGTGGCCAACTCACTGATCAGCACCTCATCCTTGGCCAGTTTGCAGTCCCGCGCCTCCAGCCACGCCTTGGCCTTGTACCAAAGCTCGGCCTTCAGATTGCGGTAAGTCCCGCCCATCGCTGGGCTTTCTGAGACATTGATCCCCCGCGCCGGCAGACCCAACTCCCGCAGCCGATCCACCACCCCAGCCCCCAGACCGATGCTGTCCACCAGAATCTCCCTTGGCTGCTCACTCGGGGCAAGCGCATTGAACTCGGCCACCACCGCCCCCGTCAACTGCATCAGATCCAGATTCTTCCAAGTGCGGATGCTCTCGGTAACCACATTGCCCTGCCGCTTGCACAGCGCCGACCTGTCACTCCCGAACCGCGCCACATCCAGCCCCCAGACCATTGGCGCTGACTTGCTGGCCGCCACATCCCTGTGCAGCGCACTCTCCAGCAAGTCCATCGGGATCACAGTATCGTCATCACCCCGTGGAAACTCCCCGATCACCCTGATCCGGTAGACATTGCTCTCCTCGCCATATCTCATGGCCATCTCTTTGACATACTCGTCACTCACCCGTGGCGAGTCGGTGCATGCCACCTGAAAGGTAGTCCACTCGCCAGCCAGCCTTGTGTGCGTGTCGTAGAAAAACCCGCTGCTCCTCACCGGATTGCCCAGCAGCAGGGTGACAGCGTTGTGGCCGGACATCGATCCAGCCGCCGCCTCAAACACCTGCTCTGGCACACCGCTAGCCTCATCGGCCACCAGCATCACATACTCAGAGTGAATGCCCTGCAAAGCCTCGGGCTGCTCGGCCCGTGATGTCCTGGCACTTATAAACATCTCAGTCGGCGCAGCGTTGAACTCGATCCTCTCCTGCTTGACAGTCAGCAGGCTCTGCAAGGGCGCAGGCATCGCGTTGATCCAGCGCTTTAACTCCGCAAACATTGCGTCATAAAGCTGGCTGCTGGTCGGTGCTGTCACCACCACCTTGACAGGGCTGCGGGTCATAAAGTACCAGAGCATCGCCCATGAGCTTGCCGTGGATTTCCCCACCCCGTGGCCGCTTCGCACGCTGATCTTTCGATCCCCACGGGCAATCGCCCCCAAAAAACGCTCTTGCCACGGGTCTGGGTCTACGCCCAACACCTCCTTGACAAACAGCACGGGGTCGTTGTGGTATCGCTCAACCCACTCGGCAAAGACATTTTTTTTGATCATGTTGGCGGCGTGCATGTGTGAATCGTGGTCAGGTCAGCAGTGCGCTTGCCGCACCTTGGGCAAAAGTTGCGTTCCTCTGGCTGTGCCAAGGCTTCACGGATGGCGGTGATGGTGTTCAGCATCAGTTCAATGTCGCGCCCGAGTACATCATCTTCACGCAAAGCGGTTGATATGTTCTCCAGCGCCTCAAGCGACAGCTTCAGTGCTTCTTTAGTCATGTGTTCTTCTCCTTCAAAGCCTTTTCCACAGCCTCCATAAACACCAGCCAGTCGGCAGACATGGCCCCGCACTCAAGCGCAATGGCCTCGCGCTCCCACTCAGTCAGGCCCACCCACTGCCGGTTTGAGGAATGCTCTTGAGGAATCTGAGGAATGGCCTGGGTAATGGCTTGGTGCTCAGGCAACACCTTTATCTGGTCAAACATTGCCTTTCCCTTATCGTAGAAGTCGTGGTTTCTTCCTGTGATGTAGCTTTTTTTCATATCAATACCCCCATCGAATACGGAAACACACAAGATACAGGTGCACTATGAACTCGTCACCACTGCTAAAAAACCCAACGGCAAAGCAGGGCCACTTGCGCGGCAAGAACTCAGTCTTCAGGTGTAGGCTTTTTTTCATATCAGCAGACTCCAAACCCAAAGCCCCGTAAAGAACAGTGCCAAGCAGATCACCAGCAGCACCACCAACACAGCGCCGACCATGACGCTGCCAATCACTTGCCAGGTGTCTGACATGGGTTCGATGTCGGCGGGTACTTCTGGATAAGCCTTGACCTTGCGCGTCTCCGTCTCCAGACCCGCATCGGTGAAATGGCAGATGTGTTCACATTGCGGCCTGTGTGGGCAAAGCCCCATGCCTGTATCGCATTGCCTGATCATGTTGCCGCCTCCTCAGTCTTGCCAAGATACGCCTTCAGCCGCTTGACCCGATTCTTGTTGTACGCCACCAGTGCAGTCGCATATTCGACCCCACTCTCGGCTT